TGCCGAACGTGGCATTTCCGAACCAACATTGCAACATTGGAAAATTGGCGAATCATTGGAATATTTTCCGCAAGTTGGAAAAAAGCGCCGCGCAATAAATTTTAATTATTATCGTGAAAACAATTTAGTAAATGTCAAATATCGTGACGGCCAAAAGAATTTCAAAATGGTTTCCGGCGCCGAATTAATATTTTACGGTTTAGACAATATTAAAACAATGGAAAAAATCTACATTGTTGAGGGCGAAATTGACGCGTTAAGTTTACACGAAGCCGGTATCTATTCAGTTTGCAGCGTTCCAAATGGCGCTTCAAAAGGTAATCAACGTTTAGAATATTTAGATAATTGTTTTGAATACTTTAAAGACAAAACCGAAATAATACTTTGCACCGACAACGATTCGCCAGGAATTGAATTGCGAAACGAATTGTCGCGTCGTTTTGGTGCTTATCGTTGTAAATACGTTGATTTCGGCGACTATAAAGACGCAAACGAAATATTGACAACAAAAGGCGCCGAAGCGTTGCGAAACGTTATTAAAACGGCTAAAAACTTTCCGTTGGAGGGGGTTTTGAATATAACGGACATTTGGGACAATGTTTTAAACTACAACGAAAACGGCGTTAAAAATTATTCAATCGGTTTACCAAACGCCGATACATATTTCAAAATGGAATTGGGACAATGGTCCGTTGTTACGGGCATTCCTAATTCCGGAAAGTCCGACGTGATGGACCAAATATGTTGCAATTTGGCGACGCGTTACGATATGCGTTGCGCTATGTTTGCGCCGGAATCATTTCCATACGAGGGCCACATCAAAAGAATTGCCAATAAATTAAACGAAACAAATTGCACCAACGAACAATTAAATCAAACAAAAGATTTTATTCAAGACCATTTTTTTTGGGTTAAAATAGATTTGGAAAATTTAACGTTAAAAGGTATTTTAAATGCGTTCAAAGAATTAGTATTTCAAAAAGGTATAAATGTTTGCGTGATTGATCCCTGGAATATGTTAGACCATTCAGCGCAAAAGGACCATTCATATATTGGGCGCGCATTGTCTGAAATAACGCAATTTTGCCAACAAACAAATACACATTTATTTTTAGTAGCGCACCCACGAAAAATAGAATCCGAAAATGGAAAATATAAAAAACCGACATTATATGACATCAGCGGTTCGGCCGACTTTTTTAATAAAGCATATAACGGTTTAATTGTTTATCGTTGCATTGGCGAACGCACAAAGTTTAAATCGGACGTTGTTAAAATATATGTTGAAAAGGTCAAACGAAAAGAAAACGGACAATTGGGCGAATTTGATATCGCGCCGGATTTTAAAAACGGCGGCATATACAAAGACATTGACCTGGAAACCAAAAAATTTGAAGTCATTACCGACGATTTACCTTTTTAATATGAAACAATTTCATTACATCGACAAAAATGAAAAAGAGCAATTAGATTTAATATCATTATTTGAATTTGCATTTGATTACAAAGTAAATTTTGATGATATTGTATTTGCTTTATCTATAATTAAAAAACACGTTGAAATAAAAGAAAAAAAATGATAAAAGTAAATAGTTTAAGCGGCGGCAAAACTTCGTCATATATTGCGGCAAATTATAAAGCCGATTTTAATGTTTTTTCATTAGTTACAACAAGCGATAAAAATTGTTTGTTTCCAGATAAAAAATTGCGTCAAATTGTTAGCGACAAAATTGGTCGCGAATTTATTGGGACATTAGAGGAAGACGCAATAATTTATACAATGTTAGATTTGGAACAATATATTGGTTCAAAAATTGATTGGGTTGCCGGAAAAACTTTTGAAAATGTTATTGAAAAAAAACAAAGATTACCAAATGTTGTTCAAAGATTTTGCACAACCGAAATGAAATTGCGTCCAATTGTTGAATGGTGGTATAAAAATATTAATGAAGTTATTGAAATGCGTATTGGCTTTCGTGCAAATGAACAAAGACGCGCAAAAAATATGATTGAAAAATTAAATAAAAACGGAAATTCAGAATTTAAAACAATAATTGGAAAATCTAAAAACGGAAAACAAAATCGTTGGAAAATAGTTGAATGGCAAAAGCCGGTTTTTCCTTTAATAAAAGACAATATCAGAAAAGATAAAATTGAAAAATTCTGGAAAAACAAAAACGTTCGTTTTGCTTATATGAACAATTGTGTTGGTTGTTTTCACCGTTCACCGGTTTTATTAAAGCATTTAAGCGAAAAACACGAAAACAAATTTGATTGGTTTATAAATCAAGAAAACGAAAAAAGAAAATTTAAAAATGGTTTAAAATATATTGACATAAAAAATAGTTTTACACAAACAAAACTTTTTGATGATGATTTCAACGAATGCGATTCCGGTTATTGTGGATTATAAAAACAAAATATAACAGTTATGGCGAAAATATTAAATCCAACAGACGAACACCGGAACGCCGTTCAATGGTGCATTAAAAACGACATTAAGGTTGCAATACACCCAACAATAAAAGGTTTGCGCATTCAAATTGACGAACGCGGCAAAAAAACATTGTCGCCGAATAGCTACAATAAGGTTGAGGCCAACAATAAAGTTTGGGAAATATATTTGTATATTTACAAAAAATATTTCAAGAAATGCGACTAAATTTTAATACAATTATTTATCCGATTTATGGTTGTTTAGTAGGTTTAAATTATTGGGATTCACAAATGGATCACGTTGTTATTGAATCCCCTATTGAAGACCAAAACGAACATTGTTTGGAAATTCATTTATTTATTTTTGGAATTTCTTTTATTTGGTATACTGAAAAATAAATGCGAAAAATTGTCAGCGTTAAGGAAATAAAACAAACGCCGAACAATCCGCGTTTAATCAAAGACGCAAAATTCAAAAAACTTATTAAGTCAATAAAAGAGTTTCCAAAAATGCTGGAAATTCGGCCAATTGTTGTTGACGAAACAATGACGATATTGGGCGGAAATATGCGTTTGCGTGCTTGTATGGCCGCCGGATTGTTTGAAGTTCCAATATATATTCAAAAAGGTTTAACAGAGGCGCAAAAGCGCGAATTTATAATCAAAGACAATTCCGGTTTTGGCGAATGGGATTGGGACATTTTGGCGAATGAATGGGACACAAAACAATTAATTGATTGGGGGGTTGATTTACCGGTTTTTGATTTACCATTAGACGACGAACAACCAAAAGAAAACGACGACAAAGACGTTTGCGAGTTATGCGGAAAATAATTTTTATTTAATTAACTTTGCGTTATGCAAACAAAATCAGACATACTAAAAAACAATTTGATTGAAGCGTTGGAACAATCATTGGGAATTGTCACAACGGCGTGTAAAAAAGTAGGTTGCGCGCGGTCAACGTTTTATGAATATTATAATAAAGATAAGGCGTTCAAATCAAAGGTTGATGAATTGCAAAACTTTACTTTGGATTTTGTCGAATCACAATTACACAAACAAATCAAAGACGGCAACACAACCGCAACAATATTTTATTTGAAAACAAAAGGAAAAAAACGCGGATTCGTTGAACGCCAGGAAATACAAATGGACGGAAGTATCGAATCTAAAATCATTGAATGGACGCCGGCAAAGGACAAATAAAAGAATTTTGCAACGTTCAATTTTACCAAACATTAAATTCAACGGCGCGAATTAAAGTACATCAAGGCGGAACACGTTCCGGCAAAACCTATGCGATTTGTCAGTACTTAATTTATAAACTAACAACAACAAAAAAGCCGTTGACAATATCAATTGTTCGGAAAACGTTACCGGCTTTAAAACGTTCGGTATTGCGTGATTTTGTTTCTATTGCCACAAAGTTAGGTGTTTATTATAAAGGCGAACACAACAAAGCGGAAAACGTATTTCGATACAATGGTTCAATGGTTCAATTTATTTCAACAGATGACCCACAAAAAATTCGTGGCGCCAAACACGATATTTGTTTTTTGAATGAATCCAACGAATTAAATTTTGAAGATTTCCGACAATTAAATATGCGTACCGTTGGCGAAATGATTATTGATTTTAATCCGTCGGACCCGATTCATTGGTTATATAATGAAGTTATTGAACGCGACGATTGCGATTTATTTATAACAACGTACAAAGACAATAAATTTTTGCCGTCTGAATTAATCCTGGAAATCGAACGCATTAAAGAACGTGACCCCGACTATTGGCGCGTATATGGAGAGGGCCAACGCGCGCAATTTTCAAACCGTCAAATCTTTACGAATTGGAAATATATTCCATTGTCAGAATTTCCGGAGTTCGACGAAACGGTTATTGGTATTGACTTTGGATTTACAAATGATCCGTGCGCCATTTTAGAAGTCGGCAAAATAAAAGATAAATTGTACATCAATGAGTTAATGTATAAAAAA